ATCCCATATTCAGAAGTACCATACTCGTAGTTAGTTATGTTCTCCAAGGTGGTAGGGTATGAAGTATATGAGTTCACATAATCAAACCCAGCCTTGAGTACCAATGCCTGTGAGTTACCGCCAATGACTGTAGCCCCAATACGCTTAAGGATCTTAAGTTTAGTCGGGTTATCAAAGTCAAAGAAGTTGGTGTAGTATGACATTGTGTACGAAGTACCGTTGTCTTGGTAGCCTGAGTACTTTGCAATACCGTTAGCTTGACCGAAGTACAATGTACGTCCTGCCATGAACATGCTTGACTGAGTTTGGTCACTCCATGTGGTTACACGGGCAGATCCATCCTGTAGCATTGACCGAGTATCAAAGCAATATACACGCTTATACTCTGGTAACAGTAACAGGTAGAAAGCATCTACTGCAGAGTACACAGACTTAATGGTAGACTTATCAGAAATCTGATTGACTGCGTTTACTAGGTCATCTCGGATATTCTTAGATAGGTCACGCATTGGCTGAGACTTCTCTTGAATAACTCGACCAAGACTCATGAGTCCTGTGGCAGACAAGAAGAGAATATCAGTACCTGTGTTCTGTACACTATCACGAGCAATACAGCCTACACCGTTAATGACTTCAACGAGCTGCATATTAACAGGGTCTAATGTGTCGTTACCACCACTGGCGTAGATAACTATGTTATCCTTACAGAAGATAATCAAACGACCATTCTGAGCACCAAGAGCAACAATCTCGTCATTACCTTTGACTAGGACACTACTTAGGTCTATAGAGCCTGCAGAGCCCATTGCAAATGCAGTACCATCTAGCAGGTTAGACCAATACACTGTAGTCTTGTTATCATCTGTGTCTGCTGCCCAGATTCGTCCATAAGCAGATAAGACTGTGTTAGCCTTGGGTGGATCGCCTTTATCCCAAGTAGCCGTAATAGTGCCTGTAGGATTGTTTGTGGGCGTTGAAGCTAAGGTATAAGTATACGTGTTAGTATCAACTACAGTGACTTGAAAGTCTCCATTGAAATCAGAAGGGGTAGCTCCACTAATTGTAACAGTGTCACCATCTATGAATGGATGATTAGTATGTGCAACTGTTGCGTAGTCTACACTGGCTGTTAAAGTCCCTGTAGCCGCCGAAGAGGGCACTGTAATCATATTGTAGAAGTATGAATTGAAACTAAGTACGGTGATAGTAAATTCACCATTGTATCCGGTTTCATTTGCACCACTAATGGTGACTACATCGCCTGTATCGTATCCATGGTTAGAATGAGTAACAATTGCTACTTTAGTATTTGCAGTGATAGTACCTGTAGCGTCCACTGAAGGTGAACTAGCCATTGTGTACTCATAGGTATTATCATCAAGTACTGTTACAGTAAACGTGCCGTTATACTCAGTTTGGTCTGCACCGCTAATGATAACTGTATCGCCATCAGAGAGCTTGTGTGCTATATCAACCACTGTAGCTACTGTGCCTGAGTGTGTTATAGACACTGTAGAGGCATTAGTGGCTGTTACAGTAGCACTATTAGTTATTGTTACTGTAGTGCTATTGGTTGCTGAAGTTACGTCTGTAAGCGCTCCAGATGTTGGATCAAAGTAAATAGGCTCATAGCCACGCTGGTAGAGATATGCTGCGTCATTTAACGTAGCCGCCTGCCAACCATCTTGAGTAACTGTATTAGAGCCTGTGTAGGTCACTGCAGTTAGCTCGTCATTGGCAACCATGTAAAAGTCTGTATCAGACCAAACACCAAGGTAGCGCTGTCCATCAATATCAATGAACTCGTGACCACCTTTGATATTTACACCAGTATAGGTGCCATCTTGTTTAGTTTGGTACGCCCAGCCCTTACGAGCTCCTAAGCGCCCGTACTTATCCAGTACACAGTTATTAGACTCTAGAGCAAACCCCGCAGCCAATGTAACACTACTTTCTTGGAGATTAAGCCCAAAGAAGCCGGGAGCAGCTATGCTTGCCGACATAAGTGGTTTAGACATTATACCTCCCGCCAGATTATCTCTTCTGGATGTTTAGAAGCATCAAGGGCTATAGCGTCCGACAAAGCTCGTTGAGCACTGAAGTACGCACTAGAGGCTGCAATGCCTCCATCTTCTCCACGTTCCTCTACAGCCTTAGCATACGCCAACATTGCTACTGCCCGTGAGGGTACGTAGAGCTGATCTGTATCATTGGTAAGGTCTGGAGTACGCAGCACTAAGTTTATGCGAATAGTGTATGCACCATCAGGTTTAGGATAGAACTCCATAATAGTGTCGCCATTGCTATCTAAGCCATTGAAGCTATAGAACTGTGGCGACCCTGATTCAACTGCATCGGGGAGTAGGTACTGTTTAGTAAACCACTCTGCAGGTTTGTAGTCTAACAACCAATTATCAGTATCATTAAGGACATTAAGTACTGAAGGACGGTTACCAGAGCCTGTTAGAACATAACTAAAAATACCATCTTCTGTTGTGGCAGTCAATGTATCTCTAACAGCAGACCATTCCCAAGAATCTTCTACTTCGTTTTTAGCATCATTAACAAGGTCACCAATTAACTTAGAGTATGAATTAGAGGATACTGATTGTACCTCACGTTCTCTTAAGCGTCTTAGTACGTTATTAACAATTTCTAAATAAGTCATTTTGATAATCTCTTTGAACTATATAGAATATTATAACATATTTTTAGGCAAAAGTCAATGCTTTAATAGCCATAATCAGCATCTTTGCCTGCAGACCAACCAGAACCACTTCCTACAGAAGAGCCACTACTTCCAGTAGAGCCAGTAGAGCCGCTAGAGCTTCCAGAGCCACTAGAGCTACTTGGCTCAGAATAATCATCTTCGTACCAACTTGGAGTATCAAAGGCTCCAGAGGCATTAACAAGCAAACCAGCCTGTGTGTTGTCTGATAGGTTTGATACGTCTCTAAGTGTACCATCTGACTGTACGTAGTATTGATTACCAGACGTTGTTCCAGAATCTCCAGTGCCTGTGATGATAGTGCCCATCAGGCCCTGTGTAGCTAATGGATTAGCAGTAACCATAGGTGCATAAGGAACACCTGTTGTCGGGTTCATATCAGGCGTTGTAGGGAAGAAGCTATCAAACAAGGAACCAATGATGCTACCACCTGCACTGGTGTTAGGACGCATTACACTGCCTCCCATAGACTCTTGAACTCCAGAGCCATAATCGCCTCTATAGGCCTGCATAACTGCATTCTCTGGATTGGTCATGGCAAGTTTAATCTCTTCATCAGACATACCAGCATCTTTCATAGCATCACGTATCTGTGAATTGTTTTGCCAGTTCTCTAGTCCTCCAACAACTAGGCCGGGTATGGCACCGAACAATCCAAATATCTCACCAGCACTTACTTGACGGTCTGACTGGACCTTTATTGCATCTGATAATTTTTGTTCTGGAGTTCTTAGATCTTGAGGGACTCCAGAGTCTCCAGAGTTTCCAGAGTCTTTAACACAAGCTGTACCATTCCAAGTGTATCCTGCCGGGCAGCTATATTGAGCAGAGCCCTCTGTAGCCCCTGTAGCTGTCTCTTCAACTGCAGGGGTCTCTGTAGCCTTATCCATAAGACCACCAGTGCCTAAGATGCCTCCAGAGCGTGTCGAAGCAAGGCGCAGATAGTAATCTACTATGCTTTCATTAGGGCCTTTTTGGTATCGGCTATAATCAATCATTACTTGCCCCTTCCTTTACCCTTACCTTTATGTTTCTTAGTACCACAAGCCATTATTTGCTCCTCACTGATTTCTTGCCCTTACAGCCCCAAGCCTTACGTCTAGCCTTGAGCTTAGGCGACATAGTGCCATCCTTGCTCTTCTGACCGCTTGAGCGAGCGCAATAAGCATCACCACGTTTAGTACCTTTGGCTGAAGTACGCTTATGCGTCTTACCTTCAGAGTCTTTGTAGGTAGTTCCATTAGCATACTTTTTGTCTGCAGAGGTCTTTTTAGCTGTCATAGTATTCACCTGTTAGCATTTGATAAGCAAGC